CCTTTTTCACGGTGTAGGTCTTAGCGGAGGGGGCCGTGCTGGCATCCCGCTCCTTTTCCACGGTCACGGTCTGCTTGCCCGTGTCGGTGCTGGGCTGTTCGACCTTGGCCGTTTTCGTGCCGTAGGAGCGCCATTGCTTGAGGTTGATGTCCACGCTGACATCCAGGCCCTCCTTGGCATCCTCCGTGATGTTGTAGTCCTCCACGCTCACGGTCATGTTGGTGTCGAACAGCCGCCGTCCATCCGGGGAGCGCCGCACCAAAATAAACTGGGTGGTGCCCTTGGAGGTCTTGAGCCGTTCCAACACACCCATGTAGTAGGACGGGGACCGGCT